CCACTTATCGACCTCAGCTGTCCATGTATCCCGTGCCACTCGCAGCGGAGCCACCACCAGCGCCTTGTGAACCTCAAAGCTGTCAAACAACAGGTCGTTGATGGCGGTCAGCGTAATGCTCGTTTTACCAAGGCCCATGTCCAAGAAAACTGTGGCGATGTGGTGCGTTTCGATGTAGTTGATGGCATAGGTCTGGTAATCATGAGGTGCGTATCTCATCAAGGATTCCTCCGATCTGCGTTGGGTCATCAAGGACATAGACTTTGAAGCCCAACCGCCGTAATAGTTTGTGCCGCGAGGTCTGGAGTGGGCGAGGTTTTTCCCCAGGAGCCTTTACTTCCACAAAAGCCACGCAGCCACTGGGGAGAAGTACGATTCTGTCCGGGACCCCATCAAATCCAGGAGAAACGAACTTCAGACAGATGCCGCCCTGCCTTTTGACCATCAGCGTTAATTTTTGCTCGATTGCTTTTTCTCTCATAGCGCTTACTCCATATCTGTTGATGCCGATGTGCAAGGTGTATCAATGTCATTTACCAGATTTTTTCTTATAGATTTTTTCTTGAAAATTCTCTATAAGGGACTTTTTGAATTTGACCTTGATACACCTTGTCACAAGCGGCCTTAGTTCAGGAAATCCTCGAAGTCTCCGTCATCGGTTTTCAGCTTCAGACCCGTAAAATAACGCTTGCGATTCAGCAAAACGCGCTCATATCCTGCATTCTCCAACGCACTGTAGAAATCGGCAGTGTTACGGACATACTCGTTGGTATCGATGCAGTGGTTTCGGTATGCCTGGTAGAGTGCGCTGGAACTTTCGCGGAACCCTGCACCGATTTCACATCGCTCGTCGAGGAAGTTGCCGAACCAGTCGTTCTGGCTGCGGTAATCGTCAATGGCTTTCTGGACGCAGTCGGGGACAGGAATTTTGTAATCCAGGTCGATGACTTTCTTTGCGCCCTCGATAACCCAGGCCAGAATACTTTCCCCAGCGTTTTGATAGAGATAATCACCGTAGTTTTTGATGTCGCTTTTTCCTTCGATTTTGGCATTGAACGGGATAACGATCAGTCTGCGCCAAGTGCCGTCATCGGAGGCGCTGACCTTCGGCAGATGGTTGGTATACAGCACCAGGCTGTGGCTGGGAGAGAAGCTAAAGGGGTCCTTGTACTTCTTTTCTGCGAAGATGTCATCGACCGAGCAGAGCTGCTTGACAGTGGAGTCGTTCAGACGAGCGCCTTCCTGCATCTCGGCGGCAATGAGCAGACGCTTGCCCTTGACCTCGGCCATCTCCGGCTTCACATTGCGGCGGCAGCCAAAGGTCAGTGTATCGGCAGAGATATTGCCGCTATACAGGCCCAACACACGGGACACGGAGTTCCAGAAGGTGGACTTGCCGTTGCGACCGCTGCCGTAGGCGATGATGAGGGCTTCGACTTGGACTTTACCGACTGCGGCAAGGCCACAAATCATCTGCACATAGTCGATGAGTTCCTGGTCGCCGCAGAAAATGGTATCCAGGCAGTCAAGCCAGGTCTGCTTGCCACGGTCGCCGGGAGAAACAGTTGTGATCTTGGTGATGAAGTCCTCCGGAGAATGCTCTCTCGCACCAGCTATACCGAGGCGAAGGTCATAGGTGGCATCCGGGGTGCACAGCAAGAAGGGGTTGGCGTCCAAATCTTGCGGAGTGATCTCCAGCATGGGACGGGACTCCTTCAATGTGGCGGTGATGTTTTTGGATGCACGGCGCTGAATGACATAGGACTGATATGATTTCGCTGCGAGGAATGCACGGTAGGCTTCCATCTGTTCCTCACTCATCAGACCTTCCGCTTTGGCTTTGCTGTTGCTGTCCAGAATTTCCTGTGCGCCGGTCGCCTTCAAAGTTGCGAGAGCAGCCAGCATATCATTGGAGGATTCCTTGAGCTGGCGGCGGGTCAGTTCGTGAGCAACAGCCTGAGCGCCGGGTTCGGTTTCCTGCCAATAGCGACCGTTGTAGCGGATGTAGTGAGTTGCAGGTGAATAACGCAGTTCCCCGGAGAAGTGCATTGCCAGAACTTCAGCCTGTCCCACATCGGAGAAATCATCCGGTTTATAGGACCTGTCATCGTTGTATAATTCGGGAGAAACATAGCCGTCCTGCTGCTGAACCTTGGCATAGAATTTCTGGGCGCTGTGCCAAATGGTGTGAAGTTCTGCTTGCTCCAAGGGAGGGTCGCATTTTTCTGCTTCTTCAATAAAGCACTGGTAGGCAGTTTCGCTGTCGCCGTACTTTTTGATGACACGACCGGCAAATCGGGACATTGTGGCGTTGCGGCTGCCTTCGGGAATAACCTGATTACTGCCGTGAGACCCGCTGTCCATATCTGCATCAAAGTCCTCGCCGGACAGATATTCGGAGAGGCTCATCTCGCCGGGATACAGTTCAACTTCCGGGTTTGCCGTACCGAAAAAGAACCGGGCGGCATCCAGAGCTTTGGTATCGAAGTATGGGAAGATGGCGTTGACCAGCTTTTTCATCTCGCTGTATGCCGCAGCATCGGTCATATATTCAATGGGAAACAGCACATGGAACTTGGGCCGAGGGGCTTTGCCGTTTTTCTCCCGCATATGGGAACGACTGTAATGAACCGCAAAGGTAATGCCGGGAAAAGCCAGCTTGACATCTTCCGGCGTGACCCAGTCCTCTGGGTTCTCGGAGTGGTCATTGTCGCAGTCTACGGGCAAGCAGTCTGATCCGAGAAAGTTGTCACCGTTGCGGTAGTGGTTCATATACTCCGCACACACATAGTCATGACTGACCGCCTGGGTAAAGGCGGCTTTGTCCGTGACTTCAAACTTGTTCGGATAGGAGCAATTGCCGGGTGCGCCGATATAGTCTGCACTATAAAGGGTGAACATCATTGAAAGACCTCCTTCATTTCATCGGTGAAATAGCGCAGGCGGTAATTTTTCCACTTGGCTCGTTTGATTTCTGCCGCCATCCCGGTAGAGATGCGGTTTCCGAAAACCCAGACCTCGGAGCATTTGCTCATGAGGGCGTTGCCAAAAAACAGACCGAGCTGGCGTTCCCTTGGATCGGCATCGTTTAGGAACTGCGGAAACAGCAGATGCGGTGCGATAGGGATGTACCCTTTGTCCACAGCAAATCGGCTGTAATTCCGAGCCGCTTCGATGTTTTTCTCAACCTCCCCGGCAAAGGGGGAACAGATATACACGATAGGTCGAAATGCACGAAGCGCTCGTTTCTCTTTTTCAATGATGGACATGGCTTCGTATGCAGTGGGGTCGTAATAACCCTCGCTGTTGAATTTATCTACACTCATTTGGGACTCCTTTCACGATGGACTCAGCCGCCATCTCTACTATTCACTGGACATGAGAGCGCCGGTTTTACGAAATCCATCAGTCTTTTTTATAAAAATCTGTCTCGTAGCCATCGGCACGAAGCTGCAGTCCTTTTGCCCAGGGCGGAGTTCGACCCATTTGGTCGCAGATAGCCTGTAAGGACATTTGACGATCCGCTTCAATGACCACTTCATCGTGTATATGCATCACAATGGAGCAGTTCCGCAGGGTGTTGATGGCATAACAGAGAATGTCACGGGCAGTTGCCTGGACGATATTTTCCACGAATTTTGGGCCGTAGCTGTCCAGCCGCTCCCACTTTTTTGTGCCGCCAACACCCTCGTAGGTGATACAGTCACCACCGAATTTGTTCGTGCCGACCTTGGGCTTTACATAGGCAAGCCGTCTGCCGGAAGGCAGCGTAACAAACAGCATCCCGCTCCTGAAGGAGAAAGTGATCCCGTGTGTCTCTGTCTCGTGCTTGAAGCGGACAGCTTCCATGACAGCGCGATCAACATCCCACCACAGCTTTGTGATATTGGGATTAGCTTGCCGCCAGGCATCGACCAGAGAAGAAAGTTCATCCTCATGTAGCCCCATATCCAAAGCGCCCATTGCTTTCAATGCGCCGACCGAGCCGCCGTAGCCCAGAGCCAATTCAGCGATTTTACCTTTTTGCCGGAGGTGTCCGTTGATACCATGCTTTTCCACCGGCACCCCAAACATCTGACTTGCTGAAGCGCAATAGATATCCTTGCCCTCAGCAAAGACCTTCTGCCTCCATTCCTCTCCGGCAAGCCAGGCGATCACACGAGCCTCGATTGCTGAGAAGTCCGCTACGATAAACTTGGCATCGGCTCTGGGAATAAAGGCTGTGCGGATGAGCTGGGACAGCGTGTCCGGCACATCCTCGTAGAGCATTTTCACAGCTTCAAAGTCGCCGCAGCGGACAAGGGAGCGGGCTTCGGCCAGATCTTCCAGATGGTTCTGAGGCAGATTTTGCATCTGAATAATTCTGCCTGCCCACCGCCCTGTGCGGTTGGCACCATAAAACTGAAACATTCCTCTGGCGCGACCGTCCGAACAGACCGCCGTTTCCATCGCCTGATACTTTTTCACTGAGGACTTGGCAAGCTGCTGTCGGAGGGACAACACCGTTTGCAGCTGCGGAGGGGCTGTTTTGAGCATTTCAGCCACAGCCTTTTTGCCGAGCGTATCTGTTTCCAGGCCGTTATCGGCAAGCCATAGCTTCATCTGCTGTACGGAGTTGGGATTCTCCAGTTCGGTCAGTTCCTTCATGGCCTGGGTCAATTCCGAGCGGGAGCGACCGTCCATCTGAATGGCCTGCCGGACCAACTCCATATCCAGAGCCACACCACGGTCGTTGATTTCCTGGTCGATGTGGTATTGCTCCCATACTGATTCCGGCACAGGGTATTTTGCCAACCGAGCCTGAATAGACATCTCGGTTTCCACATCTCGAATGTTGTACTTTTTGAAGGCCAGCCACTTGTCCGGGGCATGGCACGGCAGATTTCGGGTGCGCTGCCCATTGGATTTGGTGGGAGCGCAAGGCTGGCAGAAATACTTGATGAGGTCTTTGCCCTCGGTCAGCTTCTGCTTTTCCAGACCGAGTACAGCACCGACACCCTCCAGCGAGAGAGGCAGACCCATCGTAGCCGCCCAAATCATAGAGCAGCGCCAGCTTTCAGGGTTGAGGTAATCTCCGGTGGGATAACCGAGGAAACGGGACAGGCAGATGCGTTCAAAGTTGGCATTGAACGCCCACTTCGTGACGGTCTCGTCTTCCAACGCAGCGATAACCTCGTCTGAGATTTTCTCGCCGCAGGCCAGGTCAACGATCTGAACCGGCTGTCCGTCCACGCTGTATGAAAACAGCAGTATTTCAAAAACCGGAGACTCCACATAGCGATAAACCCCGCATTTTGCAAGGTTCTGGTCGCTGTAGGTCTCAATATCGATAGACAAAGTTTTCATAGGGTTATCCTTTCGTGAAAATAAGGGCGACAGAGAACGCGTCCCTGCCGCCCTTCGTGTTACTCCACCTTAGTGGCAGTATCCTTGGATTTCTTGGCTTCTTTGTGCCTGCAAACCTTGTCACGCACCCAACCGATGAAGGTTGCGATAATGAAGATAAACTCGGCAACAATCACGCCGGTCATAGCACCGAAGCAGGTGTAGAGCATGAGTTCCTGAATCTCAGTCATGACGCACCTCCATTAAGCCAGGAAGTCATCATCCGCATCGGTAGCGAAATCAGACTCGGCGCTGGCCTTGCCGCCGAGAGGTTCACCGGCGCGGATAAGCTGGAGATTGTTCAGTCCACAGGCGATGCCCTTGTTGCCGTTGCTGTTGAAGGCGTAAAGGTTGATGCTGGCACGACCGTACACACCGGAATAAACCTCGGAGCGGGTCAGCACAGGGTTGCGGTCAGCATCCACGATGCCTGGAGCGGTTGCGGAATTGGCGTTGATGAAGTAGGCATTGGCGTATGCGGGGTCATCGGGTCTCTCAACATCACCATCGCGCAGAGGGGTCTTGATAGCAGCCAGCGGAGGCACACTCTTGCTGTTGCCCTTGAGCTTGGACTGACCCTCCTGGTAGGCAGCTTCGATAGCCGCCTTGATCTTAGCGACTGTCCGCGTGTCAGATTTGGGGATGATCAGGGAAACCGAATATTTCGGGGTGCCGCCGTTGATGGATTTGGGTTCCCAGACATTGGCGTAAGACCAACGGGTGTCAGGGCCGGTGATGACCTTCATAGGGTTGTTGACTCTGGTTGTGTTGTTAGACATATCAAAATTCCTCCATAAAATCATTTTTTGCAGTATTCATTGCTGGTCGTTTATCACTGTCCGGCACAAGCGTGGGTTTGCCTTGCGGCTTTTCAATATAAGGGGCGAGAAGTTCCTCAAAACGGGATTTGCCGAGCAGCTTCTGCATGGCGGTCACGCCCAGGACCTTCTTTTCGTAGGGGTCGAAGCCTGCGCTCTCAATGGTGGCGGCGACAACGGCTTCACTGGTGTACTTACGGTTGGAGCGACCCTCGACCAGCTTCCAGCCGGGCCATTCCTTTCCACTGATCGCCTGCTGGAGCGCATATTCCTTGACATCGTTGGCCCAGGCGGTCAGTGCATCGATCTTGCCCAGGATATCAGCGATCTCATCGTCCTCCAGGAGTACCGGAGCTTCAAACTCGTAACGAGCCAGTTCCAGATTGACGGCTGCGCGTTCTCTGCACTCGGCTTTCGCCTTGCAGAAACGGCACCATTCGCCGCAGTGGAAGTCGCCCAGCCCTTCGTAGGCCAGCTTTGCCTTTTCGGCGAGGTCGCCGTTTGCCCATTCGAGCAAGGCGTCCTTGTCAATGACATCAGTGCTGACATTGCCCTTGCGAGGCTGGAAGATGGTCATGCAGACCTGGTCGATGTCGTAAATGCCATCGAAAATCTCCAGAGCGCCCAGAGCGTAGAGCCGCATTTGAGGATTACCCACAGCGGAAACCTCGACCCCTTTGCCGTGTTTGTAATCGCAGATACTCATAACACCATCGGCGATCACGATGCAGTCGGCTGTTCCGAAACCATCCCGCACCCAGCGGGAAAAGTCCACCCGCTGCTCAATCATGACCACAGGGTCGGAGCAGGTCTGCTTTGCCGTTTCCAGAAGCTCTACCACATAGGCGGCATACCCCTGGGCGCATTCTTCCATCTCGGTGTCATACCAGGAGAGGTTTTCGATGGGGTCTTCGGCGGGTATCCCCAGGGCCTGCTTCAGCCGGAACTCACAGAGGGCGTGAGCATCGGTGCCTTCGGCGGCATAGTCGCTGCCGCGATCCTCATAGCTCTCACAGAGCCTTGCAGAAGGTGGGCAGTTAAGCCAGCGTTCCGATGAGGATGCGGAGAGAGTGGCGTGTGCTTTAGGTGGCATCTGTCATCACCTCCGCCTCACGAAGCAGATCCTTGTAGTGGACAGGATCTACCAGCGAGAGTTTGGCGGCACCATACTTCTGGAGCAGAGCGCGAATCTCAGCGGTGTGACCGTTGCGGGACTTTTCGGCGAGAACAGCTCTGACCTGTTCCAGGGTAAGAGGAGGTTCCTTGACAGGGGCTTCCTCGGTGGCGGCACCGCTGAACATCTCAGCCAGGGTGTCCGCTACATCGTTAATAGTGGCAGCAGCTTTGCGAAGGTCGCTGATTGCCATGTCCAGTTCGCTGATGTTGCCCATTGATGGTGCCTCCTTCCTTGATTTGCTTCTGTCTGACTGCCAGGTTGATTTTCTTTGCCAGACTTACGGATACGATGATGAAATCGAGGAGAACTTCTACCAGCTCGTCCTGTGGATTCATCTTTGTTGCGGCTTCGTTCATCGTTTTCACCTCCCAGGAAGAAGCGGTGTCGGGTTGCTCCTTACACTTCCCACTGGACACGGAAGGGGCGATTTTACGAAGCCGCAGAGAAAAATATCAAAAAATTTCTGAGAACTCTTGAGCCAGTACCTTTTTGACCCGCTCCAGGCGAGAGCGGAAGGTAGTATTGCGGATACCGATTCTCTTGGTGATGTCTACATCGGTATGTCCATCCAGCCGAAGCTCTCCGATCTGGATCGCCTCCGGCATCAGTTCCTTGAGCCGAATGAAGAGCTGCTCTAACTGCTGGCTGTCAGCGATGATTTCGTCCATGAGCGATGAATCACCTGTCAAAGTGTCGACCCAAGCCTGCTCGTTGCCCTCGTCATCAACGGTGGTGTAATCCAGGGATAAACAATCACCAGCTCTCTGAAAGGGGCAGGTCACGCAATCCATGTCGCAGTCGAGGCGCTTGCGTTCCGGGCAGACACAGCGACCGTGACGCTGTTGCTTTTTCCGAAAGGCATTGATGTCGCGGTAGTAGTCGTTGAACTCCTGCTGGGTGACCGGGATACGCTCACGAGTAGAGCGGATGTAGATGTAGGGCTGATTGTCATTCTTTTGCATTGCTTGTCCTTTCCCGCTTTGGGAAGGAAAACGGCAGATACAAAACAGAAGCCAGTGCACCTGAGGATGCACCGGCTTGACTACCTGTGAGATGGCATGACAAGTCAACGGTGGTACATCGGATGCTGACAACCTTCGTGGTTGTTGTTGGTTCCGTATGTATCCACCGCTTCGTTATGGCCATCTCACAAAGCGGAGTGATTTATTTCGGGGGAGCTACCCTCGATAATTAAATAATAGTTGTATAGGGCTGAAACATCGAATCTCGATCAGTTACGGCTAAACAAGAAAAAGCCCGCATTTGGCAGGCTTCCGGTCAACGGAAAACTACTAAATACGGGCTTATAGTTTAAAAACATGGGCAAATCTGTAACTCGTCGAGTTACTAAAATTTTTGAATTCAAAAAGTAATAGTAATTTTATAAATAAATATTTGTGTAATTATCATTGTAAAAGTAATTACTTTGTGGTATAATGTACAATAAGGCTGATTGCAAGGAGGTATACCATGTCTGAAACTAAGAAAAGCATCACTCCTATGGAGCATTATAATATGTCTGACTTCCTGCGTGGACAGGCATCAAAAATTATCACTACAATTTCAACTGAGGATAAAACCGGCTTTGTCCTTAAAAACGGCAAGCCTTTAGCAGTTCTTATCTCCAATGATCGATACGAACGAATGCTGAAAGCCGGAATCGATATCAATGAATATTAAAACGGAGGAGAACTGCTATGGCTAAGGCAAGAATAACAGAAGTAATGATGGACGACAAAACGATTGATGCGTCCAAAGAAATAGCAATGGTATTTTCTATCGCCAATACGCTGAGAGGCCCCTATAAACCTGATAAGTACAAGGATGTAATTATTCCCATGATCATTCTGCGTCGTCTGGAGTGTGCGCTTGCGCCGACAAAGAAGGCGGTTGTGGATACCTTCAAGAAGAATCCTGCTACCCCAGCACAGCTCTTGTGTAGGAAGTCTGGGTATCAGTTTTACAATACCTGTGAATTCACTTTGGAGAAGTTGCTGACAGAGGCTCCTGCCATCGTGGAGAACTTGACATTTTATATTGAATCCTTCTCTCCGAATGTTCAGGCCATTTTTGAGGAATTAAAGTTTAAGACCGAAATCAAGAACCTGGATAAAAACAATAGACTTCTTGGCGTGGTAAAGAAGTTTTCCGAACTTGACCTTAACCCCGATAAAGTTGATGGCCTGAAGATGGGCTATATGTTCGAGGAAATCATCCGTCGTTTCTCTGAAAATGCGGAGGCTGGTGATCACTATACCCCAAGAGAGGTTATTCGCCTTCTTACAAGCATCCTTCTTGCGGAAGGATGTAACGATGTTTTTAAAGAAGGTCGAGAAGTCACCGTATTGGACATGGCCTGCGGAACGGGCGGTATGCTGTCCACCGCACACGACTTTATCATCCGAATGAATCCGGATGCAAAGGTGCGTCTGTTTGGGCAGGAAAACAACGATGAGTCCCATGCCATCTGCCTGGCAGATATGTTGATTAAAAACCAGGCAGCAGAGAATATTCGCTTTGCAGATACAATGAAAGAGGATTGTTTTGAGAATACCTCTATGCGTTTTGTCATAGCAAATCCGCCTTTTGGCCAGCCGTGGGGCGGTAAAGATGCAGGTGATGGCGTTGAAAAGGCTGTACGCAAAGAATACAAGAAAGGCAAAGACGGCAGATTTCCTGCAGGTCTGCCAGCAACTGGTGATATGCAGTTGCTGTTCATGCAACACGCAGTGGCCAAGATGCAGAAGAAAGTTGGTCGTGCAGCAATCATCTCTAATGGCTCTCCTCTGTTTTCCGGCAACACCACAAGCGGTGAGAGTCAGATCAGAAGATACTTGCTGGAAAATGACTTGGTGGAAGCAATAATCGGGTTGCCATCTCAGTTGTTCTATAATACGGACATTGCCATTTATGCATTTATCCTATCTAAAGGAAAGCGTGAGGAACGCAAAGGTAAAGTACAGTTCATCAATGCTACCGATATGTGGACTCCTCTGAAACGCTCTCTGGGTAAAAAACGCAGAGAGATCTCCAAAGAGCAGATTACTTTGATTACTGAGATGTATGCCGACTTTGCAGAGGGCAAAAAGACGCAGTGGTGTGAAAAACGCAAGCATGACTGCGTTATTGAAAGCCGCATTTTTGATCGTGACGAGTTTCTGTATAAGGAATGGTCTGTATACCAGCCTTTGCAGCGCCGGGGTAGCATCAATGCAGCCTCTATTGAAGCATTACGAACCAGTGCATATTTTACCGCCAATACCAATGTGTTCAATGAAGCTAAATTTGAAGAATTAGAGCAGACCAATCCTCGGAGTTCTGACGATGAGAAGGCATACAAAAAGCAGTTAAAGGGCCGCGAGTTCACCGCTGCCGTTATCGAGGCGTTGAAAAAGCATCAATCTGATACAGAGTACAATGATTTCTCCAAGTTTGTGGCAGTGCTGAAAAAGACTCTTGCTGAAGTTGACGGTCTTTCAGACTCCCGCCTCAATGGCATAGCGATGGAGCTATCGGTGATTGACAAGACAGCGGTGGTTCAGAAGGATAAGAAAGGTCATGTGATGATTGACCCAACCACAAAAGACACTGAAATCATTCGGCTGAACCAGGATGTTGCTGAATATATGGCTGCAGAAGTCCTCCCACATATCCCGGACGCCATCTATCGTTACGAGTTCGATCCGAAGAAGGCAGAGAGCGCAACTAACAAGGAAAGACTCGGTGCAGAGTTCCCGTTCACCCGGTATTTCTATGAGTACCGTGAGCCGGAAAAGGCAGATGATCTCTTGGCGCAGTTCATGGCGCTGGAAGAAACGCTTTCGGCAAAGATTGCTGCTTTGCAGAAGGGAGCGGAATAA